TCCTTCTCTATGTCCTTTATGACCTGCTGAATCTGCTCGATGGTGGCGCTGTCGCCAACCACGTCTATGAGTTCGTTCAGCTTGTCGACGACCTTCGCCAGGACTTCGTAGTACGACAGTTCGCCGGTGTACACCGCAGGAAGCACCCTTTGCGTGAAGAACCTCAAAGGCGGTATCCTTACGTTCGTCGCCATGTTCCCTCCTTTCACCATATGGTCATGAAGCATTGGGCCAATTCACGGTCATGCACTATGTCGTTGTCGATGTTTAGGAACGTTTCGCGGTACAGCTTCAGAAGTTCCGACTGCGGCCGGGAATATCCCGTCTCGTCCCTCTGAACCATGTTGTCGTAGCTTCCCGTGCTTTCGTTCGACGCCTTGCCGTTGGCCCTTTCCGTGTCGAACGTCGCGTTCGTGGCGTATTCCAGGCTCTTCACCTGGTCAGGTATCATCTGGCTTGCCGGCGTGTCCTGGTAGACGTTCTGATTGTCGGTTGACGATTCCGTGGTTCCCGAGCCCATGTTCTCGGCCGTTCCCCACGCATGTTCTACGTGGGACAGGTTGCGGTCGCCCAAAGGCTCCATTCCAAGCGCAAGCAATTCGGATTCGTACAGCTGATTGTAATACGGCATGATCAGATGCATGGCGTCTCTCACGAACATGCGCCATCTCGCAACCGTCTCGGCAGCTATCTCGCGCGTGTAGTAGTGCCGTATGATCTTGTCGTTCAGAATCTTTCTGTGGGTTTCTTCGAATATCGGATAGTCTGCAAGCCCCACTTCCGAATACACGCGCTCCCACATGGATTCCTCGTGCGGGGCGCCGATGTCGTCGAGGGCCTGTTCCACCACCCACCTTAGCTGTGTCGTGTACCTGCTCATCTTCCACCCTTCAATGCCGCCTTGAGAGCCTGCCAGAGATTGCCCCCACCATAACCTGTGTTTCCTCTCTTGTCAACCGTCCCGCTCACCATTCCTCCGACGGGCACCGTTCCCTCTTTGTCGGTCCTGATGTACATTCCGCTTCGGAAGTCAACGTCGATGTCCAGCCCGAACATCTCGTTCACTTCCTTGCAGAACTGTTTCCTGCTGTTCAGGCGAGTGAACCTCTGGGCTTCCACATCGCCCATGTTGCCCATCACCTCGGGGGACACCATGCGTTCCTTCTTGTCCGTGTTGGTGTTCTCTATTCCCAGGTACGTCAGCGCCTCGTTCCAGATCTGGTGCTTGACCACCTGTATCTTGTCGGCCACGTAGGGCGAGACCGTGTCCAGAACATCCACGCCGGTCAAGTCCAAGTCCTTGTCTGCCCAGCACACGGGCATGAACCCGTCCACCTGCGCGAAAAGGTTCTGCAGGGACAGGCGCTGCTTCTCGCTGCACTTCACGATGCGAGGCGTCTTCTGCTGGGCTATGTTGGTGTACACGCTGCGCTCGCACTGCCACAGCATCTTGGCATACAGGTCGAGTTGAAGGAACGTGGGGGTGCCTATGTTGTCGTTGAAGCAGATCACCGAATTGGTTATGTCGAACTTCATCGTGGCATGGTTGGGGTCTACCGTGTACGCCCAACGCTCCTTGGGAACGTTGTAGATGTCGAAGGGGCCGGCCATGACCATTCTCAGCATGGCATAGCCATCTGGCGAGCGCTGTTCGGGGTCTTCCTTGATGGCCTCGTCGTACACGAACAGGCACATGCCGTTCGCCAAAAGCCACCGCTCCACCATCCTCTCGTTTACGCCCTTCGGGAGGTTCTTCCACTCGAACACGGAAACGGCCAGGTCGTACAGACGCCACATGTAGGACAAATACGTCTCGTCGTTGAGCCAGTCGTTCTCGCGCTGGACGGCGTTTCCAGCGACTCTCTTCGGCACCCTTCCGTCGGGAAGCCTGAATCCCTCGTACATTCCAGGGGTCAGCATCATGCGTCCTCCATCATACTATCGAATTGTCCAGCGCGTAGTTTCCCACGTCGTTCACATGCCAGAAGGTAAGGCCACGATCGAACAGGCGGTTTATCTGAGCCAGCGTTCCGGCTGGAACCTTGCCGACAACGGATGCCCCGTTCGTCTTCACGTAGTTCCAAGACCTGCGGCCCACGACGTTGGGAACCTTGATTTCGCCGACGCTGTAGCCGTACATGGAAAAGTAGTCGTCTATGACCCTTGCTATCTCGGCGCGCGGCCTGTACACCCGAAACCAAGTCTGGTACATTCCCGAGTTCAAGGACTGCGCAGAAGACGATATGGTTCCCTTGAGGGTGTTCGGCGACAACGAAGCCTGTGCCAGACCTGCCTTGGCGTTCCTGTACTGGTTCTCCCATGCGGTTTCCGAATTCGCCAGGGCATTGGCCGAACTCGCCACGCCGCCTATGGCAGAACCCACGGCCCCGACGCCCGCACCGAGGGCAGCACCCCATCCGCCTCCTACGAGCGCTCCGCTCATTGCCCCGCCTACGGCTCCCTGGGCTATCGAGGCCATCACCGAATTGGCGTTCGTCTCCAAGTTCGTGGAAAACGAGTTCCGGCTGTTCGCAATGGATGCGCTCAGCTTCTCCCCGTAACCGCCGGAGTACATGTTGGCGAACGTCTGGTAAACCCATGTGACGGTAGGCCATGACGGGAGGGATATGCTCAGATCCTGTCCCTCTCCGCCCATCCCGTTATAGTCCATCGGATACAGGAACGGCGACGTGTCCGGTTCCCATGCCGACACCTCGCTGAAATTCAGGGTGGCGGCAGAACCCCTTCCAAGCCCCTTCACGGAGGAAAAGTATTCCAGCGAATACTCCTGTTGCGAAATCGAGGTGGTTGCCACCAGCTTGGAGAACGGGTAGGTGAAAAGCTTGTTGTTCTTGGGAACGTACCCGTCGCAGTCGTCGAACGGCACCGTGAACGAGTGTTCCCGGACGGCAGCCGTGGAATCGACCCTGTTCTTGAGCCAGAACCCGAACCCGTCGTCCTTGTCGTACAGGCGGAACACCCCTCCCCATGAAACCATCCAGAACGGAACCATCCACGCATCGGCCACGGCGTCCTGCTGCCCGTTGTTCGACAGCGCCAGCATGAACGATTGGAAGTCAACCAGCGCGTCATGTCCTGACATGTTCGCGAACACGGAACGGGAAGACCCGGAATTGAGCAACCCGTACAAATCTCCCTTGTTGTTCACGTATCCGCTGGAAGTCGGTTCCACCACGCATGAAACCACGGTGACCCAGCTACCCTCATCCAGTATGTCCAGGCTCTGCTGCTTGAGCATTCCCGGGTTTATGCCCTCGTCCCTCAGATTCCTTCCTATGGAATCGTCGTTCACATGCTCCCTTTCCACCATGCACGCTTTCACGGTGCAGTCGGGAAACCACGTCTGCATGATGTCAAGGGAAAGGTGCAGCCTCGACGAGTTTGGATTCACGTATTCGACGTCCGTTATGAAGGAGTAGAACCACCTTTCCCCGTAGTTCTCGTTCTTGAACATGCAGTAATTGTACCCGTACAAGGTCTCGGCATTGAACGGCACCACTATGGAATCGTCGACCCGCTGGTACGTGTAGTCCTCTCTCCTTAGCGACATGGGGCAGAGGGCGGCGAAATACTGCTGTTGGGCTTCCCTGTCGGAGAAGTACCTCACATGCCTGTACGACGGGTCGAAGGGAACAGTGCCTATGTAGACGTTGGTTGACGGTTGAAACGGCATGAAGACCTCCCGGATGCGAGGACTGAAAACAGTCCTCGCTTTCTGACTACTCGGACACGGTGATGGCCGCGGAAGCCGACTTCTTGGCGTCCGCAATGCTCGTTGCCGTGACGGTCAGCTTCGTGGCCGTCTCGTCCTTGGCGACGTGAACCTTTCCGGCGTCGGAGACGTAGGAACCCGTGGAGGCGTTTCCTTCAAGCGTCCACTGAACGCCCTTGTTGATCACGCCGGTTCCTGTCACGGTCGCCTCGATGGCCAGGTCTGCTCCCTTGGGAAGGGTCGCAGCCGTGGGCGAGACGGCGACGGCGGTGATGGACGAAGCCACGTCGGAAAACGCGACGGCCTGGTTGAACGGGCTGATGGAGAACGTCTTCCACACATGGTAGTTGTAGTTCCAGTACAGGCCCTTGCCGTTGTAGTTCTCCGTCATCTTCTCGAAGTTGTCCCAAACCTGCCAGAAGTCGCGGGACGTGGTGATGGCCGGGACGCCTTGAAGAACCGTCACCTCGTCTTCCGTCCAGGGGGCGAACGACGGGTCGGTGACGCCGTTCTCGTCGGTGAACAGGTCTTGCAAGCGCAGCCAATCCATGTCCACGAAGGAATCCACGGCAACCACGTGCCCGATGAACTGCGCGTAATCCAGATTGTACGCCCTTGCCAGAACGTTCAAGTCCATCACGGCCTCGAACGCTGCGGTCACGACGATGTACTGGTCTTCGATGTTCGTGTGCGTGGTCACTCCGGACATGGTGTACTTGTTGCTCTGGAACTCGAGCAGGCGCGCCGTCTGGCGGAACACCGTGGCAACGTCCACGGCGTTCTCCTTGGTGGCGCTGGGAATCGGCACCGACTGGACGTAGCCGTTGAGAATCGCGCGCGCCAGCATGTACTTCATGACCAGGTACTCGTCGGTCTGGGCCGAGGTGTAAACGCTTTCCACGATGGCCGCGATGAGGTCGGAGATTCCCTGCCAGGACAGGAACGCCTGGCGAAGCTGGTCGTCGGTGATCGTGATGGGGTAGTACTTCTGGAAGTTCATCGTGTGGAACGCCGCGCGCACGTCCGGGATGGTGCGCTTGAACACGTCCTGTTCGGCCTTGGAAGGGCTGAACTGGTACGGACGCGCCAGGTTCACGAAGATCTCCTCCACCGTCTCGCCGAACTCGAGGCGTCCCTTCTTGAAGGCCGCCCAGGGATTCGTGTACATCTTGGACGAGATGATCACGAACCCGATACGGTTCACGAGCGCGTCCAGATAGGCGTTCGCGGCCGGCGTGTAGTTCAGGATGTAGTCCCCGATCTTGTGGATTGTCTCGGTGGTTCCCGAAATGCTGATGGTTCCGTCACCGGCCTTCTCGATCACTCCACGTGCAAGGAGCGGCTCCGCCAGTTCCGGCGTTTCCTCCATCAAAGCGGTCGTTACCGCCACCGGGTCGATCTTCGTTTTCGCCGGCACGGTGCTTGTCTTGGTAGGCATGTGCATCCTCCTTTAGTTGATTCTGTCGTCCCACAGCGCCGCGAAGCCTCGCGGGCGGGATTCCTTCCGAATGTCCGCCGCGTGGCGGCCGATGATGTCCTGGCGGTCGGTGATTCCCTCGCCGGAATCGAAGAACCTGTCCGCGTAGCGCTCCTTCCAGGAATCCCGGTCGGCAATCGCATCGTCGCGCTCCGCCGCCAGACGGTCGCGCTCGGCCTCGAGTCCCGCATAGGCGTCCCGGCTGTCCCACCTATCGTCCAACTCCGCAGCGTCGCGGTCGATCCCGGCCGCCATTTCGAGGCGCCGTTCCTCGTCCGGCTCCATTGCCAGTTCGCGCAGGGCCGGCTCGTACCTGCTTGCCATTTTCCGTCCTCCTATTCGTGAATCGTGAAAACGTCCTCTACCAGAATTGTACCACCTTTCACGTCCCTTGGGCGCAACTTCCCCGCAAACTGCCTGCCGAACGCGAAATTCTCCATCGTGACGCCGGAATGGCAACGCGACGGCATCCCGGCGCAATGCACGGTGAGCGAGCCTGCTTCCTCGAAGCAGTAGGACTTGGCGCGCAGCGCCTTGAACCTGTCGAAGCGGTGTTCCAAAGCCCATTTTCCAAGTTCCACGTCGTCCACTTCCATGCCCTCTGGCATTTCTGTGCCCAGGAAGTAGTTGGAATCCGTGTCGGAGTACAGCCATCTACGTTTGTTCGCCTGCGCCGCCCTCACGGTGAACGCACGGGCATATGCGGTTATGAATGCCCCGACGGGAAGGTAGACGGCCTCTTTGCGTTCCTCGTCCAGGAGCGCGTACTTCACCACCCCGTCGTCCAGATACGGCATGCGGGACTGCTTGACCGGATTGGTCGCCATCTTTCCGTAAAGGGAGTTCAGCTGAAGCTTCGCAATGGTTCGCATTCCAGGGTTTCCCTCTACCGTCGCCCTCTGCTTGACCTCCGTCCACTCCCTCACGTAATCCTTGAAAAGCAGCGTGGAACCCTTGAACTTGTAGCCCCTCACGTAGCGCACGTCATGAACGTCGTACTGCTCGAAAAGCATTTCCAAGTCCACCGACGTGAGGCACAGGGGCTGCAGCCCGCCCGAATCCCTTATGTACTCCGTCTCTCCGAAAAGCCTGTTCCCCTTGAGTTGCATGCAAGGGATGTGGTCAGGCTTCACGATGAAGTCGGCTTCCAGAAACTGTATGTACAGGGGCATCTCGGGGTCGTCCACGTAAGAACCCTCATAGGCTTCGGGCTCCCCATACGGAAGCACTTCGCCATGCACCGAAGCCATCACGGAAGGATACAGCGAGTTCACGTCGAAAGACAGGCCTGGGCCGACGATCTTTCCCGCGAACTCTGGATTCGCCATCACGAACCCTCCCTTGTAGCACCCTCCCTTCCTCAGATCGAGGTCGTAGTCAGGCTCGGGGTACCAGTCCCGGAACCGCTTCTTCCCACCTATCGACCTCACGTAATGGTGGAACGCGTTCGACCCTGCGGTTATGCGCTTCATGTCCCTTTCGTACATTTCCTGCAAGGCCAAAGCCACTATCTTCACGTCGTTGGCTACGTATGCCCTTTCATCGTCGGTCAGGACGTGTCCCGGTTCCCGGGCTTCCAGATAGTCTATGTCCAATTTCTCGATTGACAGGCCGAACGCCTTTGGAATGGATGCGACCGGAAGGGGTATCACCTTGAGGGAATCCAGGAACTCCACTGCAGCTACGGGGGTGAAGTAAAGCTTTATGCTGTAGAACTGACCCATGTCGCTTATAAGGGTCGTGAACGTCTTGTGTCTGGCATCGTCCTTTCCAGCAACCCACGTCCACCCGTTGGACAGAAGGTGGTGCAGCACGAACTTTCCGTCGAACTTGAGGTTATGGAAATACACCCTCGAACCCTCCACCGCCCTGCACCACGAAACGAACGATTCGATGTCGTTTCCGAAACTCACGTTCTCGGCGTCTCCGACCTCGCTTGCAGCCCATGCCCATACCCGGCAGTCGTCCGGATCTGCCGTGGTTTCGAAGTCAGCCGCATACGTCGGCACATTGCAAACCTCGCTTCCATCCCATAATCCACCGTCCCAAGTCAAGGCCCATATGTCTTTGTACTCCATCACACGGCCCTAACGTTCATCCAGTAACCCAGTATTTTCTTCATCTTGGCTTCCCTTTCCTGCGGGCCGTAGATGTACTCGATGCTCGGGGAACCCTCGATGGACTTGACGAGGCCCTTCCAATCGTCCTTCGCCATCGTCAGCATCATTTCCTCGATATGCGCGATATCGGCATCATGCTCGGGAAAGCCTCCAAAAACGCTCCACAGGGACTTCATGTAATTGGTATAGTAACGCCGCACCTGTTCCTCGTTGCTCATGTTGAGTTCCCGCGATTGCGTCTCGATGAAACGCCTTATCGCCCCGGCTCCCAACGTCGACACCGGGCGCGCGTCCCTGGAAAGAGCCGCCTGCTTCAAGGTTCCGGCATTCGCAGTGGGCTGAACCACACCCTCGGCCTTGGCCCTCATGCTCTTTTTCCTCTCCCGCACGCTTCGCAGCACGGCGTACTCGTGGCGCTCGTAGCGGGTGACGATGGAGCCGTCCTGCTGCTGCACCGGCTCCAACGCCTTGGGCCTCGTCACCCTGTTCAGCCTGTTCACCGTGTTCTTCAATGCACGTGCGGTGGTTATCGAGGACTTGAGTTCCCTGTACGAGACTTCCTGTGGAAGGTAGATGTGCGCAAGAGGGTCGGCTTTCGCAGCCCTGCGAAGGGCGTTGTTGTACTTTCGGACGGCAGAGTTCAGTTTCCGTAATTGACTGTCATTCCATGAAATTCTATACTCTCGGGACATTCGAATACATCTCCCGTCATCTCGTCTGATATCCTGAACCCCCGCGTCTCGATCTTCCTGTACAGGCTGAAGTCGGCAAGCAAGTCCATTTGCATTTCGAATTTGAAGCGCCTCGTCATGGAATCGTTCAACCAATCGCGGTTAGCCTCCAACCCTGCTTTGAACCTATTAAGATGTGCAGGGCTTGAAAAGAAGAACTTGTAAAATCCAACGAAACAGAAATACGGGGAATCCTTGAGGTCATAGCATATGCCGTTCTTGGTAACAGGCATTCCGCACCTCCTTTCAATATGGAAAAGCCCTGTGCTTGGAAACCACGGGAACCATGCAAGAGTTCAGGTAGTAGACCAGACCACCCGCTCGCACGTTCCCGTATGCTTCGAGCAAGGGCAGAACCTCGTCCATGTCATCGCGCCTTACCGGGTACTTCGTGTCCTTTGTGAACATGTACTCGAACGTTCTCGTCTCGGGATGCGCGACGAACACGCTCACCCCTTGCGGAACCGCCCCGTCCCAAAAGGACACGTTGACGTTCAGAACACGGCACATGGAACGGTACAGGAACTCGCTCAGCAAGTCCTTGTCTGCCATCGACAGCATGTTTTCCTTCTCGTACATGACATTCTCCTAAGAAAGCCCCTTCGCAGGGAGGGGGCTTTCATGAACGGCTACATCTGAAGGGTGTACATAGACCCTTTTCCTACAGATTTCTGCTTGACCGTCACCGTGAGGGGCGGCTCCCATGTGGGGGCACCGTATATCGCGACAAGCTTGCGGATTGCCGAGTACATGCCCACCGAGACGCATTCGAAGGCCAAACCGTCGGCATCGATCAGCACGATTCGCGGAACCTTAGTGATCTCTCCGGTTTCTTCGTTTGCTATCTCGATGATTTCCGCATAGATGTCCTTGACGTTGATCTGCTTGTTTACAAAATCCTTCACCTTGTGGTCAGGATTGTTCGCGGCGTTGAAGACGATTGCCTTCGTTTCCGGGTCAACCGCGTCAATCGAACAAACGGCCTGCAGTGCCTCACCTCCCATGAGTTCGGAAACGTCGTATTCCCTAATGCCGGTTTCGACAATTTCACTCTCGACATTGGAAAGCACGATCTCCTGAGATTCAACGGCTTTATCGCTCATTCTAGATCTCCTTTTCCTCGATCACGATGCTTTCGTCCAAGAACTTGTCAAGGGGCATGGCGTGCTTCACCGTCTTCACGGGCTTCCAAACCACCGTGCATCCTCGGGGGACGGCCGTTCCCGTGGCCTCCATCAGGGCCGCACGGGCCTCTCCCTTGTTCATTGCCGTGGAACATGCGGTGCATTCCGCGATGGCGTTCAATCCCACCTCTCCGTCGGATTCGAGCACCGAATACGCAGTGATCTCGTATTCGGTCATGGTGCGGGTAACGTTCTGCATTGCTAGATTCCTTTCTGTTTGGGGTACATCCTACGCTCAATATCTTAACATGGATGAGAATATGAGTGTTCGGAAAATTCAACTTTTCATAAAATCTTCACAAGATATCCAACAAGTACGTCTCCTTAAATCGCACACAAGACTATGACAACCGAAGCCAGCAGCATGCCCAAAAACCTTATCAAAGCTTTTAGGGATTTGGGCATGTAAAGCCATGCTTCCTCGAGGGTGAGTTCGCGTACTCTCATCAGCTCGCCTAACAACGGAACATGTTGGGGTCGCATTCGCTGTGAACGACGGTGCAATAGTAAAACCAATCAAAACGTCCACAATCATCTATACCCGGACATTTGTAATCCCGCTTATCGAGTTCGCATCCGTCTACCACCTTTACAATAGTGTCTACGTCTATAATATCCAAAGGCACAATAACACATCCGCCGACATACACGCCGTGTTCGCATTCGGCGTATTGAGTAGCAGCACCTCCACGGCCGAAGAAAAAGTATTCGCCGTTTCGTTTCCGGTAAACACTTTGAGCGTAATACCCCACTCCCTGTGTCTCTGTTTCTTTAAAGGCCACAACCTTGGCCGTGTCGGTATTGTATTTCCGTCCGAAAATTCGCTTTTCCATGATCGAATCCTTTCTAAAATTCGTCCAATACAGCATTCGCAAAGTCATCAAAAACCTGTTTACGCGTTCCTGTCACGGTTACCTCACGTTTGCAATTGGTACGCCACCCACTTATGCTAATGGTTGCCTTGTCGCTAAAGAGAGGACAATCAAACGTAACCTCGATGTCATCATAGCGGCGAATCCTCAAGATATACTCCACTAGTGTCAGCTGTCGTTTGAGTTCTTTGCGTGTGATCATAGTAACCTCCTAGTAACTCACAACATAGCCACTTGCAAGCACAATACCATCAGCATAGCGATATTCCGCCGTGTCCGTGTCGTAGATGTCGCCAAAAAATCATCTTACTCATAATTAGCCCTTTCATCGATAACCTTACCTTGTATTAAGTATATTACTACAAATGGTAGTTAAAGTCAATGACTAGGATGATATTAATTGCAAATATTTTGTGAAGGGGAAGTTAATTCTATTCTGTAGTCGTT